CGCCAAGTTCGCACCGCGAACAGCATCGATTAAAACGTGTGAAGTTCCAGCCGTACTACGCGACTTAACCCAAACCAAGTCAGGCTGCATTGCTCCGCTGTTGACAATATTTCGTGCAGTGTTATCACCAGTCCACAGCGTCGCATCAAAATACTGATTGCCCTTCAGGATGGTCGGCGTTGGCAGGTTCAGCGTGTTCAATGCTTTGAAGCCTGTTGGTGGTGTGTAGGTGAAGGGACGCTGGCCGAAGTTGATGTAATTTGTAACGCTAGCACCACCAGCAAAATCAGGGTTGTATTCGCCAGCAGTAATTGTTTTTGCGCATTGAGAAGAGTTGTTTTTGTAAAACGTAATTTGGTTTGAGTCTAAATCAAGTGCTACACCAACAACATCACCATTGGTAAAAGTAGCACCGTAAGCAACTCCAGAAGCCCCAGTATAAAACTTTCCGTTGTTACCATAATAGTGATAGCCGTTAGCAATACTTGAGGCGCTTGGCGTTGCTGTTGATAGGATAATTCCTAATGCCGAGAATGCTGTTGTTGGAGAAACTTCCCAATACCATTTGCCGGAAGTAACCGCAAAAGTTGCGGGTTGTTCTCCACCGCTGGCACCAATAGCTACAGTCAAATTGCCGTCAGTAATTGTTGACGTTGACGGTTTTTTCAGTGGGTTAGCCACCGCATAATTCCCTCGCCCATTGCCGCCATCAGCCCACTGTGTCGGCACATCCAGCATCGAGTCATACGTCACGCCAGCAGTCACGCTGATGTTGTTCGGTGTCCAGTTGTTGCCGTTGCCTGAATAGTCTGCACCGATAGCCGCAGCAGTGGCAGCAGAGTTGTTACTGAAGTTTAGATAAAAGCCGTTTGTGCCATATGTACCTGTGTATTTTTTTGGTGACCATACGCCGGTGACAGGATTGATTTCACCAAATGATGATGGTGTTAATGCTTGACCATCAATGAAGTTAATTTCGGTTATGTATCCGTCACCATAGTTTTGGTTGCTACTATTTGTATTTGTTCGACCGATCTGCATATCGGTCAGGAAATCTCCTGCAAAACCTTGATTTAAAGGCGGATACGTTGCCGTGCCAAAAGCTGTCAACTGCACACCGTTGACGTATAGCTTAAGACGCTCAGTCGAAGTTGCGTTTGCTGAATCATATGCTGCGACAATGTGATACCAAGCAGAGTAATCTCTGAATACTGCGCTCGACTCAAGCCTGACAAGATCAACCGCTGATGAATTGCGAATACGAAAGGCTAATATGTCACCAGTCCAAAAACCAAAAAAATCAAAAGCAGCGGTTCCGGTAGATGAACCTAAAAGTGGAAGTTCAGAGGTCGATCCGCGCTTAACCCATCCTGATACCGTGAGCTTTAACGGATCAGTGCCAGTGGTTGCGTTAGTTCTTTGCAGGTACGCCGAGGCACTCGACCGCAGCCGCACAGAGCGGCTGATTTGGTAGCCCTCTGGGCCAAGTAGTAACGGCAGCGCGTCAATCATTTCACATCCGAAATCAGTCGTGCGGTTATTCGGCTGGCACTTTCCACAAAGTAAACCAAAATGTCCACGGCATTAGCAGTCGTGGTCAGTGTCGGCGCAGTGCCATTGCTGAACTTCCAGTTGCTGCCGTATGCCAGCGTTCTGCTGCCTGTGCCGTCCTGCGTGATCGTGATTGCACCGCTCTGGCCTGCGGTCTGGTTGCTCGGGTTCGCCAGTGTGCGGTTGCCGCCGAGAGTCACGCTGAAGTTGTTTGCCAGCGCGAAGTTCGGCGTGATCGTTGCACCATCAGTCAGCGCAGACACAGCACCGCGCTGGGCAGCGGTAAAGGATTGTGCTGCCGCTAATTGCGCGTAGCGAGAATCGGACTGCGCCTGCGTATAGGTGTTCGCCACATTGAAGCTGGAGAACGCATAAACATTTAGCTCATCATTAAGAGCAGCAGCAGAAGTCAGAACAATGCTTGTGCCGTTTGTAGCCGTGTAATCATCTCCGGGTTTCAGCACCACGCCGTTCAGGCTGACGATCAAACCACCAGCGATGTACGACAGCGTAAGCGCGTTGGCATCAGCGCCAGAGAACGTGGTCTGTCCTGCCGTGGCGACAAACTCATAAGTCACCAGCGCAGCCTGCTGTGCAGCAGAAGCCTCAAGCCACTGCGACCCGTCGTACACTTTCATGCCAATGGGTGCCGTGCTGCGGTAGTACAGCGCACCGGTCACCAGTGCATTGCCGTCATTGTCTAGCGTCGGGTCGCTGGTCTTGCTTCCCAGGTACCGATCATCAAAGTTGTCCAGCGCCGTGGCGGCAGCAGCAGCCGATGCCGCCGCAGCAGACTCCGAGGATGCCGCAGCAGTGGCACTGTTGCCAGCATTGGTTGCTGCCGTGCTGGCAGTCGATGCGCTGGAACTTGCGTTGCTAGCAGAGGTCGCCGCAGCCGTCGCATGGTACTTCGCGCTGTACTCGCCGCCGGCTACAGGGCTAGATGTCTTCGTTGCCCATTCATTTGCCAAAGATGCGGAAGCCGCAGCTGCGTCTGCATTCTCTTCGGCATTTTGAATATCGACGATGTTGCTCGCGACTGTCTGCACCGCGGCAATGTTGGCGCCGACCGTGTTGACGCTAGCAATCGATCCGGCTACCGTCTCGATCTCCGACACTGGCTCGTTCAAATCATCGGCGACTGTCGTGATGTCGGCAAGGTTGGCAACCAGCGTGTCGAGGTCGTTGATGTTGTCGGCCAGCAAAACGATGTCAGCAACTAGCGCTTCGGCATCTTCGGTGCTCGTCACTGGCAGCTTGGCAGCGCGGTCAATCTGCTCTTGCAGCTGCTGCATGACCATGGTGTGCCGATCAAACACATCCTCGTGGGTCTCAGCAAAAAAACTGCCCTGGTTGCGCAGGTCAGTCTCTTGCGTGATGTCGAGCTCGCGCAGGATGGTCAGCGTGTGGCCGCTGGGCAGCGCGCCGGCTACCAGCGTAATGCTGCCGCCGTTGTAGGACCCGGCGCCAGACACCGTGTAATCGGTCGTCAATGTGAGCACTGTCTCGACGCCATCAGCGTCAGCTTTGGTGACCAACAGATCCGTGTTTGCAAAGATCCTGAAGGTGAAGCTAAAGGTGCTGGCGCTGCCGTTGCCGGTATGGTCGGCGCGGTTCGAGCTGGTGGAGACTGTCATTTAATTTTCCTTCCGTTTACCCATTGCCGCGTAAAACAACAGCTCGGCAAAATTGTCTGCTTCCTCTTCGCCCTCGTTCACGCGCCACAGGTATTTGCCCGTAGCGCTCACCTGCGCTGTGCCAGGTACGCCTGCCAGGTAACCGATTGTCTCGGCAGCCTTGACTGCAAAGCCGCCCCACTCCATCTCGTCTTCGTCGGTTACTGCTTTGGCAGTGGCTTTACCCAGTTTCGCCAGCTTCTCAAGGCCGCTGGCCAGCGGTGTGAACTTGTAGTCAAAACCCGAATCCAGTGATGAGGCAACGTCACGTAGTAGCGGAATACTCATCAGTGGATACAAAGCGATTTTGCGAGCGAGCCATTGCGGATAGTCATCCTCGTCGTCCGGCCCGCGGCCCACAATAATGTCGGCTGCAAACGCCGGGATGGCGATGGTGAAAAGTGCTCTGGCCAGGAAGCGCGGCATATCGGTGATGGACTGGACATCGCGCCCCATGTCTCGCATGCGATTGTATAAGACGTTGAAGTAGCTGTAAAACATCGTCAGCGCCTTCATGAGCTCATTGTTCCGCTGAACCGCCGCCAGGTCCTTTGGGCCGCCCGCGCCCTGAGTCAGACGCACCGCCGCATCACCCTCCAGGCGTGCCACGTCCTCGCTCTTGCCGTCATCCAAAGCCTTGCGGTAGGCCGCCATCCAGGTGGGCACAGTGACCATCGTGTCGGCGATTGCAATGCCGTGAAAGGCAAAGCGCTGCGCTTGGGTGAGCAGGCTGTTCTGGCCCGTCATCTGGCGCAGCTGGCCGCGGATGTCTCGATCCAGGTTGGCCGGCCGGTTACGCATCTCGCCCGAGAGCGCGCGCACCTCCTCGGTCATCTGTAACGGATGGCGCAAAAAGCGCGCAAACTCGACGCCCAAGTACTTGGCGCTGACTTTATCCAGCGAGGCCGACAGACCGGTAATCTGCATGATTGCGGTTGTTGCTTTGAAGCCCATGACGGCTGCCACCGTGTTGGCGCGCAGACTCATCATCCAGCGCGAGAAGTCCGCCAGGCCTTGTGTGCTGCCGCCGTTGCGATCGTTCACCACCGATCGCAGCCAAGGCAGCATCTGCTTCTCGTAGGCCGGGCCCAAGGTTTCTTGCAGCACGTTGCGGATCTCGCTGTTGGTCAAGATTTTGTTGGCCGCCACGATAGCTTCGCGGTGCGTCAGATCTTTGATGACCTTGCCGGTGTGCTGTGTGATGACCTGCTCAAAATCAAGCTGCAGCGGCGCCGCAAATCCCTGGTTACGCGCTTCTGTGTGGCCCTTGGACGTAGTCGCACGCACATAGCCTTCCTCAAAAGCTGGCCCAGGTTGCCAGATTCTTGCCTGGCGCCCATTTCAGAAAAGCGCGGGTCGTAGACCAGCGGGAAGTAGCCGCCTTGCATCTGAATGTCTTGCCCGTTCACGGTGACCACAAAGGCCTGCGCCTCGACCTTCTTGGGTGCCAAGCCAGTGACGCGCTTCTCAAGCTCGACGATCTGCGGCCAGAGCGTATTGATGTTGTCCCAGGTCGCTTGCACAAACTGCCAGTCGGCTGCCGAGAGCTTGGCAAACGCCGCCTCGACCATGTCCATGTTCCAGTTGTGGCCCCGCAGCATCTTGCCCAGGTTCTCTTCGTTGCCGCGGTTAAGCGCCATCGAGATGATGTACTTGCGCGTCACGCGCCCAATGCCAGGGATGTCGTAAGTGTCCAGCATCGACTTGCGCTGCTCTTTGGGCATTTGCTCAAGCGATGCGACGATCTTCTCGGTCAGATCGCGGTGCAGGTCGTTCTCATCGCTTTGTGCCTGGGAGATCGGGTTCCACAAGTAGGTGTGCCAGGGCCCGTCGACGCGACCGCCGTCGAGCCACTCGATGAGCTGCTCCATCTTGAGCAGCTGCGAGTCAAGCCGACTCACCGTGTCGCCGGCCTTCTCGCGCATGGTCAGAGCAGACAGATCGGGCGGCAGCATGCGGCGCTGGCCATTGTTTTCAGCAATTGCCACCAACTCGGCGATCGCCTCTTGGAATGCAAACTCTTTGTTCTTGGTGACGATCTTGTTTTTCAGGCGCGCCAGGTGCTCGATGTTCTTGACCGCGTCGCGCACAGCGCGCAGCTCGTCAATGGACACCTGGCGATAGTTGACCAGGCGCGCTTCATTGAGCAGGCGCGCATCGATGGCGGGCTCCAACCCCTGTGCTTCCTGGTCAGTGATCCACTGCTCGAGCGACTGGCGCCGGTCAATCCTGGAAAGCGGCACCCTGCGGAACTCGTAGCGGTCCAGGATGGCGTCAATCTGCTCGAGGTAGGTATCACCTGCCTTGCCCATTTGCTCGCGCGTGGTGCCTTTCTCGAAGCGCTGCGCGTACTTCAGAATTGACTCTGCTTCTTCCCTGGCTTTGGTGGCCTCCAGGTACATGAAGTGATTCAGGAGCTCGCGCTGCTTGGCATCTGCTGCCAGCTGGAAGTCACCCGACACCAGAGCGTTTGACGCCTCGCGGGCTGCTTTGCGTGAGGCCTGCAGATGCTTGTAAGGATCCAAGTCGCGCAGGGCGGTCTGGCCGACTAGGCCTTGCGCGGCTGCCCGGAAAGCTTTGGCGGGCGGCGTCTTGATGGCTGCTCTGGCCTGCCGGCGCTCGCCAGCCTGGCGTTGGCGCTCCACGCGCACAAACGGCGCCACCTCGCGCTGCTTGCGACGCAAAGCTTTCAGCTCGATCATCAGCAGATCTTCGCGGTGCGTGTTGTGCAACGCTGCGATGGCTTCGTCTGCGATCGTCCCATCGGTCATTATGTCGCCGTAAGCCTCGCGCATGCGCACGTCGACCTCGGCGGCGATGTACTCGTTGCGCGGCTTCATGCCAGCCAGCGCTTCGATCAGCTTGTCGCCGGACTCAAAACCCAGGAACTCGGCCGCCGATTCGGGATCCATGCCGCCTTGGCGAGTGTAGATGCGGCCAAAGCTGCGCGGCAAGCGCTTCAAGTAATCCTCGCCGTAGCGCTCAACCAGCGCCTGCTTGTTCAGGCGAATGGGTGTGCCGTCCTCGAGCTTGCCCTCGGTCAGCGTTTTGAAGGCTGCGTACACAGGCGTGAGATCTGTTTCGACCTCGACCTCGGCGCGCATCTCAGCCTTGCGCTCTTTCCACCAGGCCTCGCGCTCGCGCTGCATCTGCTTCATGAGCTTGGCTTGCAGCGCTTCTTTGCCCGACTCGACAGTCTGCTCGACGGACTTTTTGTAGGCATCAAATTCCGCCAGCGTCACGCCCATATCAGTGGCGGTGGTAAACATCTGCACGCTGCTGACCTGCTCTTTGGCGGCCGCAATTTCCTCGTCGGTGGCGTAGATCCGGTCAAACACTTCGCGGATCTCGTTGGTGAGCTTGACGTCCAGCGACGTGATGGACTTGTAGATCAAGCCCAGCCAGGCCTTGAACTTTTGGAACAGCGGGCGCAGCTCTTCGCTGGGCGCGTTGCCTTCCATCAGGTAGGCTTCATTGGATCTGGCAAAGCGCTCGTGCGCTTGCACTGCGCGGTTGTACTCTGCGCTGCCGACCGTCTTGCCATCAAGCGTCAACTCAGCGCGCAAGGTCAAGCCCAAATACTTGAGCACCGCAGCGTAGTCGTCTTTGATCTGCTGGGTGGCGTCTGGCCGCTCGGCCAGGTCGCCCATCACTTCCAGGTAGAAGTGGCCAGTCTCGTGCAGGAATGTGGAGAGGTTTGCTTTTTCAAGCAGCGCAATGTTGAACTTGCGATTCGGGCCAAACTGGATAAAGCCGCGCTTGTCGGAAAGCGGGTCGCCTTGATCTAGGCTTTGGTAGAGGACGTTCCCTTGACCAGCTGCGCGATCTCCAGGTCCTCGTTCTCCTGGTCGAACTCCTGCTGCTCCGTTTGCGGCCTGTAGTTCGGCATCGACGGCTGCGACGGCGTCTGCGATGTCGGCGTCGCTGATTCCTTTTGCTCTGGCAAGTTTGGCTGCTGCGTTGGCATAGTCGGGTGCCTCGTCGTCTTCGTAGCTCTCGGTCGCCTCTGCGGCGGTCTTTGCAGCATCATACAGGCGTTTCTCCGGATACCAAAGCAGTGCCTGATAGTCCGACATTGTAAGCGCCGGATAGGTCTGTTGCAGCTCAGACAACACACGGCTAAACACTTTTCTGATGTTGCCGCGCTCCGGCGGGCCGCTTGGCGCTTCCTTCTGGCCGTCCAAGTACTTCGTCAGCGCGTTGCCAACCTTGCGCAGCTCGTCACCAAAAGACACGCGCTCGGTGCCCTTCTTGGCCTCGCCCATAATCTCGACGATCTTGGCCGCACCGGCTTCGTCAAACACACCGATCTTGGCCATCTCCAGGCGATTGGCCGGCTTCTGGCTGGCTTTCCAGATGGCCACGCCAACAGCGTCCAAATCGCTCACAGACAGCTTGCGCTTGATGATGGCTTCAAAGGCCTTTTTGTCCGCGGGCGACAGGGCCTTGATCACGTCCTTCAACTGGGCGCGCTTGGCCTTGATCTGCGCCTGGTTGATTTCAACCAGCGTGCCGGTCCAGCGGCCCCATGTGCGCATCAACCAGCGGTCCATGGTGAGCTGCTCGAAGCGCCCGTACAGGTTCATGAAGAACCCGTTGCCAATCTTCGGACCTAGCGCTGCGGCGCCGTACACCATGGTCGTCAGGTTCTCGCCGCTGATTTTCTGGCCGGTGAACTTCTGCACCTCACCAGCGGGCTGCATGGTGGTCATGAACCGTTCGACCACTTCAAAGCCGTGCTTTTCGATCAGCGTGTTGTACATGCCCATGGCTTTGTTGATCGCGCCGGCCGCAGTGCCAATGCCGATGTCGGTAGGCATCTTGCCGCCGGAGGCCTTCCACTGCTCGTAGGCCATCTCGGCCAGCTCAAAATTCTTGTCGACCTTCAGGCCGTTGGACGTGACGGCCATTGCCCACACAAAAGCAAACTTGGCCTGCGGATCCGTGGACACTTCCGGGTGAATCAACGACACCAGGCGCAGTGCCTTGGTCACCTTCTCGTTGTACCAGCCCACCGCGTTGGCGTTGGTACGCAAGGCAGTGATGCCGTCTGCCATGGCAATGCGCACCAGGTACTCTTCGGTGCCCTGGCTAAACTCGTCCAGGTTTACGCCGGCCGCCTTGGCAGCGTTGTTGACGCGCTCCTGGATCGCAAGCTTGAAATCCCTGTTTGTTGGAAACGACTGGCTGCCCGCAAACTCAAATGCCGACTCCACATTGGATACGGCATCGATCTCGTTCGGAACGCTCCTGCCTTCGGCCTGCGCCCTTACGCGCTG